GTTACGTACCATAACGTAGCGAAACTTAACGACTCAAGCAAGGAATTTGTGTATGAGTGATGATGTGAGACAAGGCGCTGTAGGGCGGTCAAAAACAACCGTAGGGCGCCCCTCTAAAAAAGCACTCCAATCGACAAAAGACCTTAGTAAGCGACAGCAAGCCGCAGCATTAAAAGAGTTTAGGGCTCGTTTGTTGTTAAACCCTAAGTCACCTAAGCTCATTGAGAAGATGTTTGAAATTGCGTTCGATGATGAGCATAAACAGCAAGCCGTTGCACTTAAGCTATTAGCAGATCGTCTTATGCCTGTGGCGGGCTTTACGTCAGATGGTAAGCAACAAGCTCAAGTTAGTATTAACATTAGTGGTATCGGTGTTCCGCAAGGGGCTGTTACGATTGATGGAACGTCAGAAGATGTCGAAGAGGCTGAATACGATGAATAGCTTGCTTGCTAAGCGTGTCGAAGCGGCAGCTAAGCATTACGGCTACAATGAGCCACTTGAGTCTGGTATGATTCTTCTGATTGAAGAAGAGGGCTTTGTACCCGAAACGTATGAAGATGATGTTGGTGTAAAAACGGAAGGGGTAGGCGCTACGGCAGAGAATATGGGGAAGTGTTTCTTTACGGAAATCTACCCGAAGTATGTCGCTAGGGCCGCAGAGCGTGTGTCTGGCTATAGCGACATGCCGGAAGAGCTACGCAACGCCATCCTCTCAGAAGTTTACCGTGGCGACCTAGGCCCTAAAACCGCTGCGCTTCTCTCTGAAGGCCGCTACGCAGACGCAGCGGAAGAGTATTTGAACCACGCAGAGTACCGCAGACGCAAAGCAGCAAACCCTAACGATGGCGTAGTGAAGCGTATGGAACGCAATGCTGCCGTAATGGGTAAGTACGCTAAAGAGCAAAAGGCGTAACGACCCGTATGGCCAATGTAAACCTATCGCTAATCCCGTGGCAGCAAGAAGTGTATCAAGACACCTCTCGCTTCAAGGTTGTAGCTGCTGGGCGGCGCTGCGGTAAGTCGCACCTTGCTGCCGTATCGCTAATCGTAGCGGCCCTTAACGGCCAGCCGGGGAAAGTGTTTTACGTTGCACCAACGCAGGGCATGGCACGTGACATCCTGTGGGAGAAGCTGTTTGAACTAGCTGGAGAGATCATAGAAGGTAGCAACATCAACAACCTTACGATCACTTTGGCTGGCGGCAACACCATATACTTGAAGGGTGCTGACCGCCCCGACACCCTACGGGGTGTGTCCTTGAAGTATTTGGTCATGGACGAGTTGGCGTTTATGAAACAAGACGTGTGGGAAGCAATCCTACGTCCGGCGCTATCAGACCTTAAAGGCAAAGCGCTGTTCATCGGAACGCCTGAAGGCCGCAACCACTTCTACGATATGTGGATGGGAGGCTACTCCGGGGCGTGGGACGATTGGTCTGCGTGGCAGTTTACGTCACGGGACAATCCGTTCCTTGATAGCAAAGAGATTGACCATGCGGAGGCAACGCTGCCCCGCTGGGCTTTTAACCAAGAGTACGTGGCTAGCTTTGACGCTCAAGGTAGCGAGTTCTTTGACGCTGATGAGTTTATGTATTATGACGAAAAGCCGCGAGAGCTGCCGGGAGACTATTACATCGCGGTTGACTTGGCAGGCTTTGAGAGTGATAGAGGTAACAAAACGAAGCGCCGAGACAATAGTGCCATTGCTGTGGTGTTTGTAGACGAGAATGGTGTGTGGTGGGTTGAGGATATACAGTTTGGTCGCTGGACGCTCGACGAGACCGCAGAGCGCATCTTTAAGGCCGTGGAAGAGTACCGCCCACCCGCTGTAGGTGTGGAGAAAGGAATCGCTCAGCAGGCCGTTATGGGGCCTCTCAGCGACCTTATGCGCCGCACGGCACGTGTGTTTCGTGTTGAGCTGTTAAGCCACGGCAACCAGAAGAAGCAAGACCGTATCTTGTGGGCACTGCAAGGCCGCTTAGAGCATAAGCGTATCCGCTTCAAGCATGGCGCTTGGAACACGGCGCTAGTTGATGAAGCCTCTGCGTTCCCGTCACAGCTAGTGCATGACGACTTGCTTGACGCTTTAAGCTATGTAGACCAGATGGCTGTAGTGCCGTACATGGCTAACTTAGATGTTGAAGACGAATACGAACCATATGACGCCGTAGCCGGTTACTAGTTTGGGCCGTCACGCTTAAACCAAAAGGGACACACAATGAGCGAAGCAATCTTTATGCAAGACACTACGTTCGGCACAGAGCAAGACCTTGCTGATTGGGTAGTGAGTCGCTGCAACAAGTGGCGTGACTTTTACGAAAGCAATTACGCTGAGCGTCACGAAGAGTATATGCGCATCTACCGCGGGCAGTGGTCCGCTGAGGATGTGGAGCGCAGCTCTGAGCGGTCAAAGCTTATTGCCCCTGCTACGGCTCAGGCAGTGGAGTCGAACGTTGCGGAAGTCGAAGAGGCTACCTTTGGGCGTGGCAAGCTGTTTGATATTAAAGACGACCTTAACGACCAAGACCCCCGCGACATTGCATACTTGCGCTCTAAACTCCACGAAGACTTTGCTGTTGCACGTATTCGCTCCGCTGTAGCTGAAGTGCTGGTCAATGCTGCTGTGTTCGGTACAGGCATTGGCGAAGTGGTTGTGGAGGAAATGAAGGAGTACAAGCCAGCTACGCGTCCGCTGCTTGACGGCGATATGCAAGAAGTTGGTGTTAATGAAGTGTATCGGCCTATCGTCAAGATCAATCCGGTGCAGCCGCGCAACTTCCTCATTGACCCTAACGCTACGTCCGTTGACGATGCGCTTGGATGCGCTGTTGATGAGTATGTGTCGCAGCACATTGTACAAGAGCTGCAAGAGTCTGGTGTGTATCGTGACGATGTGTACGTTGGCACTGCGGCAGCAGACGAAGAGATTGAGCCTGACCCGTACATTGACACGCACGCTCAAGACCGCGTACGCCTAACCAAATACTATGGCAAAGTGCCGCGTGATCTGCTGCTGGCAGAGGGCGTATCGGAAGACGAGATTGCCGAGAAGGGTAGCTACGTTGAAGCTGTGGTTGTTATTGCTAATGAAGGCACGCTGCTCAAAGCCATTCCGTCGCCTTACATGTGCCAAGACCGCCCCATTGTGGCGTTCCAGTGGGACATTGTACCGAGCATGTTTTGGGGACGTGGTGTATGCGAAAAAGCCTATATGTCACAAAAAGCGCTGGACGCCGAGCTTCGTGCACGCATCGACGCCCTCGCCCTTACCACCCACCCCATGATGGCCGTGGACGCAACGCGCATTCCGCGAGGCCACAAGCTTGAAGTTAGGCCGGGGCGTATGCTACTTACCAACGGCTCTCCGGCCGATGCGCTGCTGCCCTTTAAGTTTGGACAGCTTGACCAAGTAACCTTTGCGCAGGGCGCACAGCTACAGCAGATGGTTAGCCAAGCAACTGGTGCTGCTGAAGCTAACGCGGGCATGGTGCAGAATGACGTAACTGCTGCTGGCATGTCCATGACGCAAGGCGCTATTGTCAAGCGTCAGAAGCGTACGTTAGTTAACTTCCAAGAAAACTTCCTAATCCCGTTTGTGCGCAAAGCAGCACACCGCTACATGCAGTTTGACCCGGAAAACTATCCGGTGCGGGATTACAAGTTTGTACCGTTTAGCTCCCTTGGCGCTATGGCCCGAGAGTACGAAGTGGCACAGCTTGCACAAATCTTGCAGATGGTGCCGCCTGAGTCGCCTGCGCACGGTGCTGTCATCAAGGGCATTATTGACCACCTTAATGTCACCAACCGCGATGAGTTGATTGCTGCCATTGATGCGGGCAATCAGCCCAACCCAGAAGCTCAGCAGATGGCTATGGCGCAGCAGCAAGCGCAGATGGCAGTGCTTCAGGGCCAAGTGCAGCTCCTCCAAGCACAGGCCGCTGAGTCGCAGTCGCGGGCTAACAAGTACAACACGGAAACGCAGCTTGCGCCCACGGAGCTTACGCTTAAGTATAGCGACCAGAACAACGACGGCGTAGCGGACAAAGACTTTGAGCGCCGCGTAAAGATGGCAGAGCTGCTGCTTAAAGAGCAAGAGCTGAGGAGTAAGCAGAACAGCGAAGCCGAAATGGCTAAAGCGCGAGCAGAGGCAGAGCTGATTCGCCAACTAACCGCAATGGGTGGGGAACAGCAAGCTGCACAGCAGCCACAAGAGTCACAAGCACCGCAACAGGAGCAATAAGCTATGGCTTCTGATCTAGCGCTCCTAGCATTAGTTAAGAAGATGCAGGGCTTCACAGGTCCGCAAGGGCCTGCTGGAGCGCCTGGGCAACAAGGACCACAAGGCCCTGCTGGACCGTCTGGACCTCAAGGGCCTGCTGGTAAGGATGGGCGTGACGGCAATGAGGGGCCTGCTGGACCGCCTGGACCGCAAGGGCCACAAGGGCCAAGCGGAGCGGATGGGCGTGACGGAACAGACGGCCAGGACGGTGTAGGCGTTGAGAGCGCCTATATTGCCGCTGACGGGGCGCTAGTGTTTACCCTTACGGATGGTAGTGAGGTAGACGTAGGGCCGCTCAGCGGGCTTTCTGTGGCGTCTGAGGGGGATACGTACGTTATAGGGCAGGGCTCACGGGCTTCGTCCATCTATCTTGAAGGTATGGCAGGCCCTGCTGTTTGGAATAACACTGAAGGTACAGTAGACTTTCCGCTTAACCAAGACGTAACGCTACAGCTTGGTCAAGAGGAGTTGTTTTACGCTAAGGCCTCTGAGGCAATTAGCAACGGTGAAGTCGTTATGTTTGCCGGAGCGCAAGGCGACCACCTTCTGATTCAGAAAGCTGATGTTACCATTCCCGGCTTTCGTCAAGAGTGGGTTATTGGCGTCGCTAGGCAAAACTTTGACGTCAATGAGTTTGGATATGTTACGTCATTCGGTAAGGTGCGTGAGCTGGATACGCTAGCGTTTAACGAGGGCGACCTACTCTGGCTATCTGCTACGACACCCGGAGCGCTTGTTAACGTAGAGCCTACTAAGCCTACATGTTCTGTCCTTGTTGCTGCCGTTACGCGCTCCCACCAAAACCAAGGCACAATTTTTGTACGACCCACTACGACTAGCCGCATTGACGAGCTGTGCAACGTATCGGCAGCTACGCCCAATGACGGTGACGTATTGGCTTGGGACGCAGCGCAAGGAATTTGGAAGCCCATTGCGCCTGTCTTCCCAGCCCTGTATGGCATTACAACCTACCCGTAGCTAAACAGCTACAACCATTAC